GACATAATAGTGTATATTTGTTACTAATATTTAATGTTATGGTCAAAGTAAAAGAACTTAAAGATGATGCAGTATTAGAAATAGCTGTAAATAAGAATTACTATTTAATGGCTAAAGCTGCATCTTTGGCAATCATTCAATCCTTAAACATTGAAGAAAAAGGAGAAGAATACTTTAAAGAAACTATTACTAAAAAGTATGAGGACTTAGATCCTATGCAAAGAGCTTTTTATACTATTGTTCTTTTGTTATCTGAAATAGAAAAGACTGCAACAGAAAAGAACTTATACATTGAAAAAGAAGTCCTTGAACCTGGGGACGAAGGTTACGTAGAACCTAAGATAGATTAATATTCCAGTTTTCCCTTCCTAATTGTACACATGCCTCTATGGCAAGTACTAATTCCATTTTACTACAGTCTGCAAAAGACTTACAGTATTCAGCACCATCTGCATCATAACATAGACCAGCTTGTTGCTTTATAATTGTTTTCATTTCATCAAATGTATATCCTGACTCCTTTGCAAGTTCACGGATACATGCATGTACTTTAGCAAGTTGTGCTACAGAAGCATTGTCTGAAGTAAGACCCATAAAGATCTCAACCTGTTGTCCTTCAGGAAGTTTATCAAGAAATATCTGATAATTTAATTTTGATTTTTCATCAGGATAGACTAACTTACCATCCTGTTTAATCAGTTTTACTGTAAACATGTTGATTATTTTTAGTATATTATTATATGACAATGAATAACGGAACTCTATACAACAGAAAACAAGCTACTCAAATCATTCTTGAATACTTAGCTAATTTTCCAGAGGCACCCTCAAAAACCCTTGCTAAAAAGATCTATACAGATCATCCTACATTTCCCTCATTTGAATCTGTCTATAGTAGAGTCAGATATTACCGAGGTCAACTAGGTACACAACATAGAAAGGGTCTCAAAGATAGATCTTTTCAAAAAGAACTCAAAATAGAATACACTATGAAAGAGAAATTTTTACCAGAGTCTTATGCTAATAAGCGTGACACTTTTGTATTTCCTACAGGATGTAAAACATTAGGTGTTATAGGTGATGTTCACATCCCATATCAAGACAATGATGCTATAGAAGCAGCATTTACTGAAATGGAGAAACAAAACATTGACTCATTATACATCAATGGTGATCTATTAGACTTCTACCAGTTATCATTCCATGAGAAGGATCCAAGAATGGTTCACTTTAAGCAAGAAATAGAAGCCGGTAGACAATTCTTAGATTACTGTAGATCCAGATTCCCAGATATTCCTATTTACTTTATACCAGGTAACCATGAGAATAGATTTGAAAGATACCTTAGAGTTAAGGCATCAGAACTATTAGACATGGATGAGTTCAGACTTGATGTACTTCTACATGTAGCTGAATATGGTGTACAATATATTCCATTTAGATCTAAAGTTGTCTTTGGTGACTTCTTAATAGAACATGGAGATAAAATCCCTGGTGCTGGAGGTGTTGTACCTGCACGTACTGCTCTAATGAGACTAAAGACTAATTGTCTTATCAATCACTTCCATAAAACTAGTTCTAGCTCACAAAGAGTCTATGGTCCAGGAGAGTCTACAACTATCCGTGGATACAGTCTTGGTTGTTTATGTGAACTTACCCCTGAGTACCTTGAAATAAATGAATGGAACCATGGGTTTGCTATTCTAAAAAGAAATGGTAATTTAGTGCAAGTAAACAATTACAAAATAGAAGGTAACCAAATAGTCTAATGTTTCTACCAATAGAGTTTAGAGATGATCATGGTCCATATATTGAGCATCTAAATGTTACTCATATAACTAGGATATCTTTTGTCAATCCCAGAAATCCTGATGCAGGTAGTAAAATACATCTACGCACGGGTGAGATCTTAAAGACACCAATGGAGTTTGATCAATTATCCCAAGCAATTGATGATACTTGGGAATCTGCATCTACTCTTATTCTATCTACAATACTTTCTGAAAAAGCTAAACTGCTTCGGAAAGATGACCTACAGAACGAAGAAATTGAAGAACTTCCTCCTTTGAATGAAGCTTAAATTTCTTATCCGGCCAATCAAAATTACCCACAAACCATTCATCTTCAGCTTCTACTAAATCACTGTCTGTGGATATAAGTGAAAGATTGTTAAATATGTCTAGGACATAATAATAATAATCATATCCATTTTGACTGTCTAAGTTATTGATCTCTACTTTGTTAAAGCCAAGATCTGTTAAATCATTTTCTGTCATTTGTTAATTCTTTAGCAATTGTTTTGGCAATATATGTAGAACACTTATATCTTATTTTTACATACTTTGCTATAGTTTCTGGAAGCATATCCTGAATGTTCTTATTACCATCTCTTATCTCTGCAATAATGTGTTGTTTAATTAGATTAGCCATTATAAGGAGTCATTGTTTTCATGAATACTTCATGGTTAAGAATTTCATGTGGATAGTCTTTGGCAATCTTCCAATAGTCTTGATTCACTTTACTATACTCACCATGTTCTTTAATTCTTAGATCTCTAAAGCTCTTAATTGATAGAGTAACCATATGTAGGTTCTCTTTATCTGAAGATTCTAACATTGTAATCATGTTCTTTATCTCAGTATCATTAATGTAGCCCATTCTCTTCAACAGTTGTAACTCTGCCATATATACAAAAGGACGGAATGTCCCAACTTTACTACCCTTGTGATACATGTACCACAGATAGTTTAAGTTTCTATCTACACTTTCTGTCAATTCATAATGCTCTTTTGCAATCTGTGCTGATAATTCCAGCATTTCATGTATCATGCTCTTTTCCATTTCTTTATCAAAATATATAACGAATTGTGTTCCCAGGGATGATCCTGTCATGAAGTTCTCTAAATTGTTTAATATAGTCAGACTTCCTCCTGTGTTCATACCTAATGTTATTTCCCCCAAACTGGGAAATTTTCTGCTCCTGAATCTTAGGTGTGTATAAAAATTCTTCACCGGGTAATTTATTTGCTACGTTGTACCAATGCTTTTCTTCATTATGAGTTAAAAAGATTACCTCAGCTTTAACTCTGTCATCATTCCATCCATAAGTTTTTGCTATCCCATTAATTTGTCTAAACAAACCTTCATAATGATGTAACCAATTATCATGTACAATAACAGGACTAAAGTTTAAATGAACTTCATAACCCGCATTTAAAAAAGATGACACAGCAAATAATCTTTCAGTAATAGTACTTGTATTTGGTTCAAGCTGTTCTTGTAACTCAAATGGCATTAGACTGAATCTAATTCTAACTTTACCTTCAGGATTAAATGATAGAAGTTCTTGATTTACATACTTAGTAGCAAATGAACCCATAGCAAGTGGATGATCTCTAAAGAACTTAAAGATTGTTTTCCAGTCATGATACTTAGCATGTAGAGCAAAGTCCTCATTACAACTGATATCATATGTAATATAATCTCCAGTCTGATTTGGCTTCTCTACATCTGCAAAGAATGCATGGGAATTGATTTCTGTCAGGATATCCATAGTATTTTTAGCTACAGTTAATCCTTCCGGTTTATGTCTCTTCATATAACAGTAAGTACAGTTATACAAACAGCCATGACCAAAGGACGGACTGATGTAATCAGTTGACCGTCCTGATGGTCTAATAATCATACTCTTTCTTGTGACTTTTTCTACAACTGACATAATCTCTTAATCTGCTGCACTTTCCTAACACATGTAGAAAAAATCACTTTAAGAAGTTAATGTAAGATTGTGCAGCTCTTTTGGTATTATACTCCATATCATAACCAGAATGGTTTTTAATACTTTTCCAAAAGAACCATAAGAATCTTTTTTTTACAACATATCTGGTTTCATAACCATATTGTACCGGCACTACTCTGTAATCTTTCTTATTTACACTCATACTATTCTAGATTTAAATTATAGTCTTCTAATATTCCTCTAAGCTTTTGTCTAAGTTTATCAGCTCCTTCAACTTCTTCTGAAGTAGCTTCTCTTCCATCAAATTGTCCATACTTAACAATTTTTCTGAGTTCTTGGTCAAGATCCCACATGGCTATTTTCCATCTAGATCCATCTAGTGCTGTTCTAGCTTCTTCTGATTCTTCAACAGAATCAAACTCAAGAATTATCTTTCCCATTTGTTACATCTTTTAATTGGTTCCATATTGCCTCAGCATTATCACCCCAATACATATCACAAGTAAATTTACTATCTACTGTTTTACCTGGAACATTCATAAAATATGATTGACCCCATTCATTTGCTGTAGCTGTAAATCTATGACATTTGTCTTTAACTGGACATTCAGTTCCAGGACACATAGTAATATCAGCCATTACAAACAATATATTAATAGTCCATAAAAACCAATACCTGCTAAAAAGTAAACAAGATTGTTTACCCATTTTGGATACTTTTCCATATTATTCTGGTTTAAAAAATAATTGTTGCACTATAGCAAATATAACTAGTACTATTGCTACTGCAAGGGTAACTCCTGTTACATAGAAAGAATACTCTTCCTTCTCTCTTTGTCTCCTATTCATATCAATCAAGTTTATTTTTCCATTCTTTCCAAGTGTCAAAGTCTTTTAACTTCTCCATCTCCTTTTCCATCCACTTAGCACCTGCAATCCAATTCTCTGTTTTGTCCACATTAGGATCAGCAAGATTAGCAGCAGCTACTTCAATTGCTTTTGCTCTTTCATACTTTTCCACTTGTGGTTTTACTACAGTTTCAACAATATGCTGTGCTTTTCTGTTAAAGTCTTCTTGGTCTATTTTCATAATTCATCTGAAAAGTTTGATTGATCCAGTTTATAAATAAAATAAAAAAATCCTAAAACTGCAACGGTCCAACAAATACTTTGTACTATTTCTACTAACTCTTTCATTCTTCTTCTGTATAATTTTTTAATATTTCAAAGTGAGACATATGTCCACAATTACCACACTCAAGCTTATCACAAGAAACATGATGTACTGACAATGATTCATGAGCACATAAGTCACACTTAATAAGGGCAGATACCCATCCTGTTTTTTGTTCCATATCCCTATTCAGCAATATAAATTCTTGTTGGTCTAATAGTTTCTACAACAGCTCCTGTAGTATCATTAAACCAATCACCTACTTTATCAGTATTTGGTTTTTCTTCACACTTAACTGCATAAAATATCTGACATCCTGCAATGATAATCTCTTTACCATTACCACCAACAACAGCATACCAATTGGCACTCTGTCTATTTGTTTTAATTCCCATGATAGATTCATCACCAAGAATTTTAACATCACCCCAAGCTGCTGAATATGTAATACCATCAGGAGCAACAAAGAATTTATCAGTTGTTATTAAGTATTTACCTGTCATTGTTCTTGTTTAAAGGTTTCGTTGTAGTATTTCTCTGCATTAATTGCTCCATGTGTAATACCTTTTCCATATCCAACTACATAAGTATCAACTATCTGCTTTTTCTCCATTTCTTTGGCTTGTTCCCAACATCTTTCATTATGTTCAAAATCTTCTTCTGAATATGGTTCTGATATTAATACAGTTTCCAACCAGTCTATTGCTAATTTTTTGTTACTCATTTTTCTTGTTATTTAAGGTTGTAAAAACTACGAGATTCTTGCAATATCTCGCAGTTTTTACTTTTATTATCCTTCAGGTTTAAAAGTTTTTAAATCTTCAATACTCTTAGGTTGATAACCAATCAAGTGAGCATCAACATTAAAGTACTTGTGTAATGTTGGAGCCGGTTTACTATCTTCATCCAAGTAACTATCATTTACTACAACTTCCTCAAGTTTATTTACATGATGAATATGTGCATGAATATTTCCTCGGTAGAACTGTACTTCATTAGGATGAATAGGTACATGAGTAATAATAAATCCTTTGTAGTCTACAGCTCCGGCAACACCATCTACATACTGTAGTAAAAATTTAATATCCTGGTGTCTATCATGGTTACCAAGAACTACTATCTTTCTACCATTTAACTGGTTAAGCTTATGGTAATGTGTAGCTTTCTCCATAGTAACATCACCTACTATATAGGTAGTATCTCTTTTAGCTACTACTTTATTCCACTCTTCAATAAGGTGCTGGTCATGTTCTTCTACACTATCCCAGTTTCTGTGTCTTGCTATGGCTGCATGTCCTAGATGTAGGCAGCCTATGAATCTAACTACTGACATTTGTTTTTTTAAGTATTAAACATCCTTCTGAGTCAAGTTTTGGTTTGTACTTAAATCTTTCAGGAATATTAGCTTCAATAGGATATCTTTCACCATTCTCATAAAAGGCTAAGTCAGCTACTTCCATCTCAACTTCAACTTCAATTTCTGTTGGTCTTAATGACTGAATAAACTCTCCTAGAGTTAATTCATTCTCCTGAAACTTAAGTGCTGTATTCCAACAATCTACCATTTGCTCAAGGGTAAACACCTTATGGCTATTATGTTCTCTTGCAAGACAGTATCCAAATTCAAATGCACCTCTTTCACCTTCTGTTAATACTTTAGATAGTTCAGAAGGCTGATATATTCCAAATATCTCATCACAGTTTTGTTTAGATAACTTGTATCCTTGTAATTCTGAATGAGTAGATCCAATACCAATATTATCTTGGTATAGGTTATACCAACCATCTGCTTTTTTAATCAGTGTTGCTTTCATTTTTTTGTTGGTTAAGTTCTACAATCTCAATCAATTTGTCAAGACAAGCAAGTTCTGCTTCTTCGTAGGTTTTCTTTGTTGCATAAGTTAAATTATCAACTATAAAACCATTTTTAACAGTATCAGGGACTGTTCTTCCATTTGGAATATAAATGGTGTCTCCATTATCTAATGTTCTTGAACCAACATAAGTTAACAATCCATACTCCTCTCTAAACCATCTAAATGCTTGTTGGAATAATGGTGCCACAATTACATCATCATCATTCAAAACAAAATCTTCACCTACTGTGTATAGTTTTTTAGATGTATTTTTTATAGGATAATGCCGTCCTTTTTCATCAATCCCAAACATTTTACTTTTTGGTTTTGTATAAAATCTACCAAAATCTTCTTCATCAAATCCAAGTTGTTTGAGTTTTAAAGCCCTGTCATAGGGTAAAAATTCATTTTGCATTTTAGTTTACATTTTCAATAAAACAATCATCAAGAGCTATTTTTAACCAATCCTTAAAAGATAAAAGATAAAGAGTTCTTGATACATATAGTAATGACCCTTCTTTGGTTACTTTTCTCCATGCATTTCCTGTCTTTACAAAACATGCTGGAGCATTATTATACCTAAGAAATGAAATAAGTTGTCTCTCATCTGCTGGAGCTTTTTTAGGGTCAATTGTAATAAATTTATCTCTCCACCAGATTCTTTTCTTTATTCTTTTCACTACGGATTATTTATCTTCAATGTTGAAGTATCCAATAAACACACCCAAGCCGGTAAATGTACCTGCAGTATAAACAATTTCAGCTTTACCAACAGGTTCCCAATTGCATGTACACATTTTGTAAATGCATCTAATCTCTCCAAATAAGAGAGCAGCCCAAATTAAAATGGGTAATAATATAAATCCTTTATCCTTCATCTTCTTGTTCTTTAAAATAAGCAATCCATTTTCTATTGTGAGATTCTTTAACTTCTACTCCATCCATTATATTCATAGCAACACCTTTTTCAGTAAGTTTTGCTAAAGTTGAATGTATTAGATCTACAGTTATGTAATCCACATGTAATCCGGCCATGTTAAAAGCAACCATCATTAAATGCTGTTTGTCCTCATAGTCTGATATCTTAACTTTCTTTTCCATTCTTTCTAGTTTCTCTGTAATCAATAATAAATCCTACAGCAACAATAATATTCATTCCCATAGACATCATCACCTCATGAATATCAGCATAAACTGTAGTCATGAGATGTATGTGTCCAATAGACCAAAAAGGTATAGCCAAGTTTTGGCTTATCCATATTATTGTATATTTAAGAAAATGTTTCATTTAGTATTGTACAAATGATTCAAGTAACCTAGTTTAGGACCTTTAACAGTCTCTGACCAGTCTTTAACTTTTACAAATTTAAAAGAATCTTTTACTTCTACAACTGGTTCAGGATGAGTAAGATGTGAAATGACAGCAATCCATATAATAGCACTTATTACCATTATAACTCTAGTCTCCCTCTTCATTGTTGGTCTTTTTTGATTTTTCTTCTGTTTTGACCCGCACGGAGTTCTTGTTCCCAGTACTCCCTTGTTTGTGCAACCTTTGTAATCTCTCTTGGATTCTCTTGTTTAACTCTGAATACTCTAATTCTCTCTTGTTCCCTTTCATATTCTTCCCAATTATAGATTTCTAATTCTTTCATTCTGACCATGTCAGAGATGGTTAATTCCTCTGGAACTTTTCCATCATTTTCATGCATAACCTGCATGTAAATGTCTTTCATTCTGCCCATAATTTCATAGATTTTTCAAGTAAATGTGCAACTGTAGTTCTAACATCTTTATGTCCAAATAAATCTCTAACTAAAGTCAATTTCTTAAACAGTTTATCATCAACAACTACTTGTATTGTTCTTTGTCTTTGTGATTTAATAGCATAACTCTTACTAAAGTCAAAAGGAAATAATTGAGCATATACATATACATTTTCCTTATATGTTGGATCATCTTTAAATTGAACCGGTAACCTTCTATTGTAGTTTACTTTTTCTCTTTTAAGTCCTGTTAATTTTGCAATTGTATGTTCTGGTAGACCAAATTTTTGATATAGAATACCAATTAAATAACTTCTTTGATCAACGAGGTTTCTTTTACGGGTCTTTTGATCTAAAGAATTAAGTTCTTTTAGAACTTCCTCTTTTGTATAATCTTCCATAAAATTTAAATTAATTCTAAGTCAGCTTCTTTAACCAGTTCTTCTTCTTTTACTTCTGCTAGGATGTCTAAAGGTAGGAACCTATCAGCATCATAGTATTCATAAGGGAAACAATCAGCAGACATCTGTACTTCTTTAAGAAGCACACCATATTTCTTGTCTTGTAATCCCATCTTTACTACTTTAATGATAGTATAAGCTTCACCTTCTTTAATCCACTGTTCAATTGGAACCTTAGCAGGTTTATTACTGCTGTCAATGCAAATTGCTTTCATCTTGTTCCATTGTTACTTTAAGACCTTGTGATTGAAGAAGTTCTAACATAGTTGATATCTGTGCCCAACAACCATGTTTTATAGTACACTGACCAGCAAGATCAGCAACCAATGCACATTGTTCTGCTTGTTGAGGTTCATGTCCACAGTATTTAATTAGACATGCCATAACATAAGCAAAACTATGATTGTCATCATTGTATAATATGAGTCGGTGATCTTCTGGTAGTTCCATAATTATAATTTTATTCCATAATCTTTCCAGAGTATTTTAGTCTGATCAAATCCCTCCAATGCTTCCTTAACCCATTTCTCATCAATTGTATCCATATAACATAGGATATGTACAATTGCTTTATCATCTGGATTAAGACGGAGTAACCTACCAATTCTTTGACTAGCTTTTCTCTCATTACCATATGCATGCATAATGATACCTTGCTTAAGATTAGGTATGTTTACACCCTCATTCAATTGAAGAACAGTAGATAACTTAGTTATCTCTCCTGATTTAAACATCAATAAATTCTCTTCTGAGTTCTTATTACCACTGTGATAACTATATTGACATAGTCTATCAGCTTGTGCTTGAGTATTTGCAAAAACAATACATTTAGAATTAACATTTTCCATTAAAATCTTAGTGTACTTTTCTTTGCTTGGATACTCCATCATTGCTTTCATCCTCATAACTCTGAGCATGTGCATATTACCTGATCCTACATCAATTCTTCTGGACCAATAAATATAATTATCATATTCTGAAGTAATAAAAGATTTGTTTTTCATTACTGCTTGATAACCTTTACATTTATTCAGTTGAAGCTCATGTACAATAATCTGGTAATCATTTAGTATCCCATTCTCAATAGCATCATCTGCTTTGAATGTGTATACTACAGGACAGAATTCATGTACTAACCTACCTTTCTCTGAATAATCTCTTTTAGGTGGTGTACCGGTTAAACCTAGTACCTTACCCTTATAAAGTTGTAGAAATCCTCTGTGACTGTCTAATAATGAATGACATTCATCCAAACAAACCATATCATAATCACCAGGATTGTGCTTATTTAAGCTTAGATAAGTAGTAAATACAATTCTACCTAATAAATGATGCATACTAAACTTCTCTGCATCATCTTTCCATGACTGGAATATAGATTTTTTTGGTGCTACAACTAATACTTTCATTAACGGAGTTGTGTTTCTGTCAATATAATTTAGGCCAACAAGGGTCTTACCGACCCCTGTGCCTAATACAACAGAACATCTCTGTTTACCATCAGTTGCAGATAGTGCTTCTAATTGGATGTCTTGTCTGTCCATTTCTTAAATTTTAATAAGCATAACTATTATGAACTGGTACTGCTTTCTCAAATGTGAACTGAGTAAGTATTACTTTGTCATCATCATCTTCATTTGATACAGTAAGTATCATGTTCTCAAATGACACAAACTCACCTATGTAGTCACCATCAATGAAAACATCTCTCTTTACCACACCCCAACGTTGCTTAGTTGATTCAGAAGCATCTAAGAAATTAGGATCACAACGTTGAATATTTGTCTGACTTGGTAGTACAATTGCCATTTGTACTGGTGTAAGAGCTCCAGAATACATGTTATATGTAGCCACAAGTTCTTTAGCATTAAAGATGTCAGAGAATGTACTTGGACCTTGACCATGGATGTTTACCTCAGTAATTACAGCTTTAACAATGTCAATTGTGATCTTCTGTAGTTTAGATATGTATTCAATACATTCCTCTTTGAAAGTTTTGTTTTCCAAGAGATCATCAACTATTTCTTCAATAGTTGGTCTATCAAGATCACGAAACTCTTTCACATATCTAATTCTTCCCGGTCTCTCCAACAAGTTATCATCAATATACTTATTGTTAGTAGTAAACAAGAATAATCTTCTGTGCTCAGACTTAAGTGCACCATCCATAAGAGTTAAAATCTCTGTTGAATTAGCTCTACCTTCTTCATTGACAAATACTTTCTCATACTCATCAACAAATACTACAACATCTTGGTCAATTGCAGCTAAGAACTCAATAAGTCCTTGCATTCTTTGATTGATAAGAATAACGGGCATGTTAAACTGTTCCATAAAGTCATTACAGATTAACTCTGAAGTAACTGACTTTCCGGTACCTTTAACACCATTCATCAATACACCAAGATTACCTGTTGTATGAACAAAAGTTTTGCTTACTCTTTCAATAAAGCTCTTGTTTACTCCATATACTTTATATGGGAAAACATATTTCTCATGATACTGTGTAAGGTAGTATCCTTGCATGTCTGCACCAGGAATATAAATTCCAGGTACTAATTTTTCTGTTAGTGACATAGTAGACACTGGTCTGAATGTATCACTGTTTTGTGACCAAGCTCTTTGGCTCATACTTCTTATTTTTTTAATTTATAAATCATTTTAACCATCCTAATACTCTAGATTCTGCAGGATTTGCATGAATCCAATCATGACAGTTTCTACATACACTCAACCATGTTGACTGTACTAAATAGAATGCATCTCTGTTGGAACCGGCATATGTATGGTGCACATCAGTACTACCATTCATACAACCGGCCACAGAGACCTGACATATTGGATTTTGAGTAAGGAACCTTTCTCTTAATTTAAGGTACTCAGCATCTTTCTTCTTTTTTCTGGAAGAGACCTGAGGGATATCATTACGTTTGGTTGGTTTCTGTGAAATCTCTTTACTTTTGTGGCAACTCCAGCAAAGTTTACAGTATTTGAATCCCTCATGGTTCTTCCATATTTGTGATGGCTTACCACAACCATCACATTCTTTAAGTTTTATCTGCATTTCTCAAATTTGGTAAACTTACAGGTGCCTCTTTTAAACTTAAAAAGTTTTTAGGTAATACACCTTCGGCTATAAATATACGAATAATATCATCTTTTGAGATGTTTAAATCTTTAAAAGTTAAAGTATTCTTGAACTTTTCATCTACATCATTGAATTCTACTAACTCTTTAGTAATCTTTGACTTAGGGAAAAATGTTCTGAATAAATTATTAGTATATGCTATTGTAAGTTGCTGTTTAAATGAGTTTAAAACAGTCTGAGCACGCTTATAAACATTAATTATTCTTTGTTTCTTTTTACTACACATTGTAGCAAGTTCTTTCTCTGTCAGAGCATCTAAACCATAGAGTGCTCTTTTGTAAAGATAGTTTTGATAGAGTGAATATCTATCTTGTTCATACGACATCACAGTTTGTGATCTCAACTGATATTGTTTAATATCTTGTTTCAACTTTTCCATAATCATACAATAAAAATTAATAAACAAAAAGGGGAGCTGTTAACTCCCCTTGTTCTTATTCCAATAAAATATCTTATCCACCAATGGAGAAATCATCTCCAACTCCTGGACGGATTGCTTTAGATTTAGTTTGAGTGTTAAATGCAGCACGTAACTGATCAACATTATCATGTTTGATAAATGTATCTGGTGCAGTCTGATCAAAACTCATTTTTGTTCTACGGTAGATTGGTAACCCACCTAATGTACATACGATACCAGTTTCTCCGGCAACTTTAAGATCTCTTTCTGGTTCTTTCTCATTGAATGGTTCAAGAGATTCTTCAATCACAATTTTACCATCAATTTGTTGACCAGCAAAGAACTGAGATGCCTCTAGTTCATCTACTGTACCTGGTATTAATGCTGTAACAGGTTTTCTACGTAAGAAACCGTTGTCATCAATCATAGTTCGTACTTGTTGTACTCGGATAAATCCAAAATTAGGATTTGTTTTTGATACATTTACAACTGTCTTTGTTGTTTCATCAGCTAATACAATTACTTTTGAATTCATAACGTCAATTTTAAATAATAAATAAATAGATAGTTGAGTAGATACTATACCATGGTTACTCAAGCCATGGTAAGTTAAGTAGTTTAAAACTACATATTCATATCATCCGATAAGTCAATGATGTCATCAAAAGGGATATCATCAGAAATGATGTCATTAACATCTTCGTCATCTACTGCTAAGAACTCAAAGTCATAATACTTTTCTTTAGTATTAGTATCTACAGCAGAGCCACTAAAAGGATTTTTGATGTATTCCCCGTAATCTAGGGACATGAGATACTGTATATCCTCGTCTGTAAGATCAAGAAATTCCTCTGTGGAGAGATGAACTACTTTCCCATTCGGGAGTTGATATAACATTATCTACATAAATATGCAGATAAATATATAGTATTTATAGTGAATACAATAGCACTATTTAATAATAATCAGGAATATATAGCTAACAAGAATAAAGGGGGTATAAACCCCCCACTATTCTTTTGTTAGGAAAAGCATATCTCAGATATACTACGTTAAATTTCCTCAATTATGCTTAGTAAAACACCTTGCACAATACAATAATCTTTGGTGTCATTACCATTATCATCTACATTAGTATAGTAGACCTGATAATTACTGTATTCATGATAACCAGTAAATTCTTTGACAGTTACAACAACATTTCCATGTTCATCTGCATACTTTTTCTTAATGTTTGGTTTATTAGCATTATAACCTAACTCATTAATATTAAGTTTGCAAAGTGTACCATTAGGAATAACTTTTGGCAAATCATTACCAAGCATGATTTTAAAGAAATAAGTTGATGCTTGACCGCTTTGACAAATCATTGGAGTCAATAACTTTACAAACTCATCTTTCTTATCATCTTTAATAATCTTAGATAATGCTTTAGCAACATCAGAATCATCATATGATACACTAACTCTCATGTGTTTAATCTTTTATAGTCTCTAATTTTTTGTAATAAACCTTCATTAAAGTTGGTAAACCATCTTGTATTCCCAAAACTGTTACCAATATTTGGTAATTCATCAGTTTCGGGAACAAAAGTATGTTTAACACCAGGTTTAACTAACTGACCATCCCGGTCAACTAGATCTAGGTTAAAATCAAAACCTAGTACAGTACTAATCATCTTCACGACTAAGTGCTTGAATTAAACCTGTAAGAGGATGGTTGTTTATCTCACACATTCTTTCAAAGACTATACATGCTGGTATAATCTCATTCACATGCTGACATTGATCAACAATCTCTTTGTAACTATCTGTTTTAGTACTGTGATTGTTGTAAGCTTTTTTACAGATCTTTACAATTTCATCTCTTCTCTTCTCTGTAATACCTAAGGTAATCCAGAGATCAGATGTTGAATCATCAATAATACAAAGCTTAAGCTCTGTTGATGGTTTCAATTTGTTTTTTTTCTTAAATAGTTTTCCTAACACATTCATAATCATAATTTTAAGTGAATATATAAATAATTGTAGTAGATTTATACACCTTTCATCTACTAAAACGAACATGACAATAGAACTGTAATTCTAATAGTCATGGGTGAACGTATATGTGATCCCATCTGGACTCGAACCAGAAACCTACACATTA